AGGCAGCCGACAAGAGGATTTTGGGAGAACAGGGCCGCAGCTTGTTCCCGCAAGCTATCAAAATGATGCCAGTCGAACACTACAGACTCCCTCCCCGCGGTGATCGTGACTTCTGCGTACATGGATTAGTTTGGTCCGTTGGTCATGCAGCACCACGCAGCAACGCTTCCAGTTGCGGCGTCATCATAATCGTTTCGTCGTTCGCCCCCAGAACCGCTTCCGCCTTCGCCAGTTGAATCTTCAGGCCGATGTTCTCCCGCTCCAATTCACGGCTCCGCTCCAAGTGCAGCCGGGCTTTGAGTTCGGCACGGTCTAAGCGGTTGTGGTATTGGGAAGCCGTCACACTTCTGCCTTCGGAACGAGCTTGAATCGGTTGCCGCCGTCCGGCGTGGCAACGTACTTCCACTTGCCATCGAATTGCACGTCGCCGCGGATGATGATTCCGTTCTCGACGTAGAGCTGACCGGTGACGGGCGGATGAGCGGGAGGCACTGGGGGAGTGAGCGGTGGAACTGGCTCGCCGCCGAAGTAACGCCGCTTCGTGGATTCGTGCTTGTCTCCCTTCCACGTCAGCGGGTTGTAGGTGATGATCGACGGGTTCATGATCCCGCCGTTGGTATGCTCCAAGCCGTCGCCGTGCCCCTTGTATTCGTGGGTCAGAAGATTCGCCAGAGTGATCGCCGAAGGGTTGTAACCGTTGTCGATTCGGCAAGTCACGGTCTGATTGCAGGTGTCCGGCTCGGGGAAGTAGCAGAACCCTATGACGCTGCCGGCGATGCCCTGAAACCGCGTGTCCGTTTCGCACTGCGACTTGTCGCCGTCGAAAATATGACGCACGGCCTGCCCGAATTCGGCCTCGCACGCCTCCGTGTATCCGCACGCCTGCTTGAGAATCCCCTTCTGATGCGTCGATGCGGCCGACGTGTCGATATTGACGCGGGTGGAGTGAATCCCCATCCTCTGCGGGTCGCAGCCTGCTTTAGGCCATGAGCCGCTTCCGCCGACGTAGGCCGCCGCATACCGCTGGTAGGATTCCACAGCAGCTTGCAGCTCAGGATCGTCGTAATGGAAGCTGGCGTGACCGGGCGGGGCGTAGTCAGGCATCGCACACCGCTTCATGTCCATCACGGCGGCACTGGCAGGACCGATCTCTCCGTCCGGTTCAAGCTCCCGCCCGTGGAAGGCGTTGACCAGTCGCTCGACGTTGGCGTCGATTTGCTGCCAGGATGCCAGTAGGCTTTTGGCGTCGGCTTCGCTGCCGTCCATCTTGGCCACGGAGGCTTCGTCAAGGTTGTGGAGATTCGGATACGCTTCGTTCCACGAATGGCCGAAACGGTAAGCCCAGAGCAGTCTTTCGGTGAGTGTCACTTTGGCACCTCCCGCAGCTTCGCTTTCGGCTCCACGTCCAGGTCGGTTATGACTCGCTGGATCAAGTCGTCAAACATTTGCGCCATAATTGGGTCGGACGCTGCCCGCTCTTTCACCCAGTCCTTGAGATTATGGAGACGATTGATTGCTTCTTCGTGCGTCATGCGTCCCCCACTGGCTCGTACGTGGCCTCAAAAATGTCCTTCGCCATCGCGCTACCCTCCAAAGAGTTTAAGGAGGGTCATGATCAGCTCGATGAGCTTGATGATCTTGTCGATGTCGATGCCGTCCAGGATTCCCTTTCCCGGCTTCGTCAAGGCGATCGGGCTGTAGCCCGTTGCCGCGTTAAGGCCGTTGGCAACCTGCTTGTAGGCCGCTGCGTACTGAGCCTTCGTGGCCAAGCTCCCCTCTTGCTGCAGCGCGGACAGTGCATCGCTTACCGCCGTTCGCCAGCCGCCCCACGATGCTTTGTCCGGCATTTCCGCCAGGACCAGGTTAGTCGCGGCTTTGATCGCGGCGAGAGATTGCTCAGGGGCTATCGAGCCGTTAGAGACACCGGCCGAGACGCGAGAGTAAACTTCGGACAGGGCCGCGCCGGTGGTTTTGCTGCCGCCCTCGTTGACCAGGACCGTCTTCGTTTGGGCCTGGATCTCCTTTTCGAACGCCGTCAGCACTGGGCCAGGCGGCGGGTCTACCGGGTCTGTCGGGGTCTGGCCGGTCTTGAGCAGCGTCAAAGGGCGGACGGTGATGACGCCTCCCTTTTTCGTAACGACAAGCGATTGCCCTTCGGCGAGGTCGCTGACGTCGATTGCGGTAACACGGTCCTGAGCGGAGAGGACCGGGGTGAGGGCCAAGAGCAGGCCACAAATGAGAAGTCGGGGAGACATGAGCGGAATCCTATAGCTGGAGGCTGGTTCGTATCCCCCGCCAGCCTAGCATCTTCGCTGGCGGGGGCATAGGTTTCCTTTCCGATTACAGATACTGGGCGCAGCCCCACCAGTCAATATCCAGGTTCAGAGCCGCGTCCCCAGCTACGTCCTTGATGCCGATGACCGGAGCCATGAACACCGTGGAAGCTGGGAACGTGGCCGCGGCCAGCTCCGCCGTCGTCAGCATCGCCGGCGTGATGTGTCCACCAGGACGGACGCCGTTGACGTAGAACTCCACCGTCTTCGGGTGAGCCCGATACCGGAAGCCGAGCTTCACGTAGGTCGCGGCGACCATCGTGTGAAGCGTGTCCAGCTTCGTCTTCGTGCTGCCGTCCTGGGCGGTCTGGGAAGCGGCCTTGTAAGCCCCGTCCCAAGCTGCGCCTTCGCCCACGAGATGCTGGAATCCGACGCCCGCAAACGTCGTCGCCAGAGCACCCGTGGTGTCCGCGAAGATTTTGTCGGTAACGCCGGCACCATCAGAACCAGCCAGCGCCAGCCCGGCGAAGATCGACCACTTCGCCGCGGTGATCGCGGAGACCGCGAACCGGCACTCGAAGGCCATATCCTTCGCCACGTTGAACTGGAACGGAGCGCCAAGTCCTCGGCCCCACTGGACCACAGCTTCACCGTTGGCGGTGCTGCCAGGGGTCAAGAGCCGGAGAATACCTTTCTCCGTCGCCGTGTCCGCCACCTGTTCAACGACGTAGCTTGAGCCTTCGAGGATCTTGTACGGACCCTCTAAGGTGCTAGCGATGAACGAGTGGAAGTTGTCAAAGAACCCAAAGCTGGGATTCCCGCTTCCGGAGGCGTAGTTCGCTCCGAGTGGCCCCATCGAAATCGGCGGGGCGAATCCTCGCCACACACGCTGCGAGGGCAATCTTGAATCGAAGTCTTCAAAGGTCAGATTCATCTGTCAGTCCTTTCAAAAGAAGCGGGATTGCCCAGCCAAGGGTGGGCGTTGTCCCTGAAAAACCCGGAGCGGCGAAGTTGCCGCCCCAGCCTAAATTTAGCCCTGCGGCTAAACTCCTCTAAACTACGTGGTTTCCGTGACCGTTTCAGTGCAGTAGCCGCGGAAGTTCCCCCGGCGGTTGAAGCACACGAGTTGAAGCGAGTCGTCCATGCAGCGCACGCGGACGTTCGACATCTCGGGGTGCTGGAACGCCTTGCGCTTCCTCATGTGGCGGCCGGGCTGGTAGAAGCACCGGAACGTGTCCCAGTTCACTCCCAGGATGATTCCGTCCGTGCGGGCGTTGATTGATGCGGCGCTCGTCCAGGCCGGAATCCAGACCATCGGCACGCCCCGGATATAGACCGCCCCGGAATGAGCCGCCAGGTCGTCGCCGATGTTGTCGTTGCCCAACTGAAGCAACTGACGCGCTTGGGCGATTCGGCTGTGCGTGGTCAACAGCTCCCACTTCGGCCGCTTCTGAGCAACAACGTCGGGCCGCTCGACCGGCGGCTGGAAGTAGCACATGTCCATCGAGTTGATGGTCTTCTCGACGAAATCCGCCCGGTCAACCGTGGTGTAGGGGAACGTGCGGTTCCGCCACTGGTCGTAGGTGGTCGTGCTGATTCCACCGACTCCCACCGATCCAAAGCCGACCGGAGCGTAGCCGTCGAAGCCCTCTTCCGAGTTGTTCTCGGTCGTGCTGTCGTCCGTGGCAGTGATCCAGTGCAGCAGGGAAAGAGGCGGGTAAGGGGACTGAGCCGGATCGGTCGGGCCAGCACCAAACATCAGGTCTTCCATGTTGGTGTAGAACGACGTCATCAGGTCGCGTTCCAGCGATTCCAGATAGTCGTAAATCTGCTTCCCGCCGGTCTGGAAGATTTCCTCGTCGATGTCGTAGTGGTAGTTCGTCGTGGTCATCGACCACTTCGACGAACCTTCACTGAGGACGTTCACTCGGTCAGACGAATCGCGGTGATAGAGGCCGACGACTTGGAAGTTGTCGTTCGTCGCCACCTTGATTTTCCACTTGCACTGTGAAGTGGCCATCGTGTCTTTCTTCAGGTTCCCCGAGAAGAGACGGGAGGCGAACTTGTACTCCTGAAGCGGCAGGGAGAGGTCCTGCGCCGCGAGACGGTCTTCACCAGCGAATTTCTGGTGGATACCTGCTACGAAATCGTCGATTTGTTCAATGCCAAGAGCCATGAGCCGGAGTCCTTATTAAGACCCGGCAAGTTCCTTGTAGCGCCGATCGGCTTCTTCCCTCGGATCTTCCCGAGGATCTTGAGGACGGGTTGCCCCACCCCCTTGTCTGCCGTTGCTCTGCCTGGAAATCTTGCGGGTTCTGGTTTTGAGGTCTTTCTTGCCGAGGTCTTCTGCGAAGACCATGCGGGCCACGCGGCCCACGAGCGATTCGTTGAGTTCTGTTGGACGACCGAGTTTCTCCATTCCGATCATGTGAGCCCTCACGGCGACATGCAAATCATGCCGGCGCTGAAGCTGCTTAGAGTCTTCCTTGTCGGTCTTGCCGAACAGGTCGGCATGATCGAGGGAATCCACCAGTGAATCGAAACGGTTCTCTTCGGACTTGGCATCGTTCTCCAAGAGACGCGATTCCAGGGCTTCCAGACGGGATTCGTAATGGTCACGCATCCGCGTGAATTCATTGACGATCTCCTCGTCGTAGACGGCCTTGTCCAACTTGGGCTCATACTTGCCTTCGGCTTCGGGTTTCCCTTCGGCTTTCGGCTCGGGCTCTGCCTTCTTAACGAACTCGCCCTTGGCATTGCGGCCAGTGGCTTTTTCGCTCTCTTCTGCCATCGCCTTGCGGCCGGCAGCCAGAGCGCTCTTGTCGAAGAGACGCATCGCCCTTTCAAGCTCCTCGCGGCTGGCGAAATCGGCTAGTTCCGATTCCTCGATACCATACGCGGCAACCTCGGCTTTCAAGTCGTCATCCATCCAGGAATCAGACTCCTCATCACCGGACTCCGCTTTGGCTTCCGCCTTGGCGGGCTTACTGCCGGATTTTCCCTCGGCAGGAATTTCTTTGGCCTTTTCAGGCTTGTGTTCGTTGTTGGCGTGCTCGGAAGCGATTCGAGCATCGCCCTTGGGCTCGGGCAATGTCCCGGCCCGGTCCTCAGCGACTTCCTCGACGACCTGCTCGACGTAGGCGTTGACTTCTTCCCTCGTCGATGTTTCGGTCAGTTCTGCGAGCGCCATGTTAATCCCCGTATGATCCGTCGGAATCGACCAATCCCCTCACGCGAAGCAATTCTTTCCTTCCACGGCGGCTGGTGATCTCCAGTTGGCCGTCGTTTTTCACTTGAACACCTTGGATGTTATGCTTCCTGATGACAGAACGCAACTCAGGAACTTGGGATTTCATACATCCCAGCCCGTCGGACTTCAGCGGGTCGTGCTGGGAATAGGTGTTGGAAGCGAGCGCTGGAGCCTTCAGGAAGTCGTCATTCGCCCCCTTCAGGAACTCTTCCCGGGTGACTGGTTTGCCGTTCAGGGTGTAGGTCATGGATTAAACCGGGTCGTAGGTCGCTTCAAAAATGTCGGGCTTGCAGGGGTAAAAGTGAATTCCATCCTTCTCAGGAATAACCCAGTCGCCAAACGCGAGGTCAACTCGCTGCTCGTTGTGAATCGTGTGAAGATGCGGCACTTTGGAGGTATCACCGCACTTCCAGCCAAAGCAAACACCTTTTGGTATCGGCTGGCCCTCTAAGAACTGGTTGGCCTCAATCACGACTGGCTTTTTGCGGAACTGTGGCATTATGCCGGCTTCCTATTGAGTTGCCCGCCCGAACCGCCCCCCATGAGCGTCTTGACCATCTCGGCGGAACGATTCGCCTGAGTTCCTCCGGTCGAGACGTTCTTGCGCACGGTTTCCCTGGAAGTCACCGGGGATTTCGTGGCCCCATTCTGCTCCCCGCCGGGCATCATCGCGGGCGCGGCGAAGGTGATGATCCGTTTCAGTTCCGGCTTGTTCATCAGCCGCGCGATGTCGTCGAGAAGCGCTTGAGCGTCGATCGTGGCTCCCGACGCCTGAAACATCGGCCAGAGTGGGGCGATTTCGTGGAGTACCTGGAATATCTCCTGAAGGTGCTGTTGGGGGGTCTTAAAGACCATCGAGTAGGGTTCCACCCGGAAATCGTAGTCCTCGAATTCGCCCAAGCGCGTGTCTGGCGACCAGCTTGAGTCAACCTGGATGCCAGAGTTCCCAACGGGAATTGACGACTGAATTTCAAGCGTCTGGTCCTCCCACATCAGTCTTCCGAGATCCAAGATGCAATCCGCGGCGAAGTTCACGGTCGCCATCCGCATGTCAGCGACGTTCTTGGAAAGCTGGCCGTGAATCAGTTCCTCCTGCCCGAGAGTCGCAGCCTGGGGACCGAGGCCGCCCATCGCTTGAAGGTTCCCGGCGAAGCGGTCGTACTCTTCCTGGATGAACGCGGCCGCCGCCATGTCTCTTTGGTCGATTCCCCCGACCTCCACCTGCTGAATGTTCTTCGGGTCGTTCGAGCGAACCCAGGAATTACGTTTGGCGAGGCGAATCTTCTCGGCATCGTCTGCGCCGGAAGGCGAATACACGTTGATGACGCGGTGAGCATCGGAATCCTTCTCCATCCTGACGTGCAGACGATTCTGCTGAAGATGCATCCCGAACAGATTGATCGCCGGCGCAGCGGGAATGAGCCGATCAGGAACATCTCCCAGCGAGAGGAACTTGTACGGTCCCGCCTGGGAACCGGTCCATTCCCGTTCGATCAGCGGGGGCAAGTCATCTGCGACGGGCATCGTGATGATCGTCTTGTTCTCGGCGATCCACACGTCCTGAAGCCAGATCATGTCCTTCAGGTCATCGTCTTCGGCATCATCGACTCCAATGTCCCGGGCCGAATCAGTGCCCCCGAGGGAATCCCGTTTCGTCGGCTTGAGCTTCTCCTTGACCTTCTTGTCATAGCCCGGTTCGTCCATGACCTTCTCGTAATCGGCCCGGTAACGATGCCCGCAGAAGCGCATCTTGGTTCGCTCTCTGCTCGGCATATCCAGAATCAGGTCGTCCAGGGAAACCCGGTTCAGCCACGGTTCCCCCGGGTCCAGCCACACATCCTCTTCGGACTCCAGGATTCCGTGGAAGCGGGTGTCGGTGTCCCGCATCATCACGCAGCCGACTCCGATGCAGAAGAACGCATCGAGAACGATATCCCGGAACGTCTGATCCAGGCACATGTCTGAAATCAGCTTGTTCAGGTTCACCTCGAAGCGCCGGGCGAAGGGGAGCTTCTCGACCGAGGACGTGTTCACCAGAACCTGCGGGTTGTTCGCGGCCAGGGCGGTCACGTAAATCCGAGCCGTCTGGTTGATCAGGTTCACCAGAATCTTCTCGGAACCCTGCGGAGCCGTCTGGTCATACCATGAACCCGCGTAGTGCTTGATCATCAGGTTCCGGACGCGACGATGCTTCTCGATGGCCTCGTTCGACGACTTGATCGCCTTGATGAGGCGTCCGCGTCTCTCGTCGTTGTGGAGGTCGATCATCCGAAATGGTTTTAAGATTTAAGGCCGTTTTCTTTAACGTGCCTCGTCTGTTTGAAAGTCGTGTTTAGAAGCTCATCACGTCACGAATTCCGAACTCAGGACTCCCTTCCTCCACCTTATTCCGCTCCCTCATCTCCCGCCACAGAAAACTTCCGTACTCGGGAGTTTCGCTTGTTTCCTCGGGAAAGTCAACTCTGCCATCCGCTTCCGAGGAATAAACCAGCCAGGCCACACCTGCAGCTATGCACCGATCGCCATGGTTCACTTCCTTCGCCGCGTGGTTCTTCGTGGGCGCGTGAATGATCTTCCCGTCCTCCCATTCGTACTCGCCGCACTCCTTAATCAGTTCATCGCTCCGCAGAATCAGCTTCCCGGTCTCCATCCCCAGCGCCATCTGCTCGAAGAGGTTCGCCTTGTCCTCGTTCGTCCGGTTCCCCCAGCCGGCCTTCCGAGACTTCCGCTTCATGCCGATCTCAGGCACGTCCCGGTAGAACACGTTCCCATAGTAGATGACCTCCATGATCTCCTTCGCAAAGGGCCCAGACATCCCCGAATCCTCCCACCCCAGCCGCGCCTTCCGCAGCCACAGACACAGCCCCACCACGACCCGGGCAAACTTAATCAGCGGCATCCCCTTCACCGTGTACTCCCCGACCTGTTCCCCCGTTCGATCGTCCAGAATCGAGGCCACCGAGTTTGAGGAGTAAGCCCCGTCACTTCCCGAAGCCATGTCACAACCTACCGTGAACGGCCCGAGTGGAGGAGAGTCATCAGCACCAGGCCGGAACCAGAGCTTCAGGGCTCCGTCACTCCGGGGAAGAAGTCCAGTCAATTCCAAATCTTCTGAGTCGAATATGGGCGTCCCCTGCCAGATCGGAGCTCGGCAGCTCTTCTTCGCCTTATCCAGAAGTTCCGTGGTGAACACCTTCCCGACGGCCCCGCGGGGGTCCCGGTCGAGCTGCGAAGCGATTAGTCTCGGGGTCGACGTCGGACGGAGACACCGCATGTCGTACCAGGGGGACCGGACCCGGCCTTCGAACTTGAACCCCTTCCTCTCAAGTCGACTGCGCAGGTCCGGATTCTCCCGGTGATAGGCGTCGACGGCCGGCTGGTCGACCTGCTTCCGGGCGACCGGCTTCTCATTGATAATCTGGTAGGAATTCTTCCCGTGAATCGGGTTGTCCTTCCAGTCCAAAACCAGATGAACGCTGTTCTTCGCCGTATCAGGGTTCTCGCAGGCGTCGTGGAACACCCCCGCATCGGCATAGCGGGCCGAGACCATTCGAATGCAGTTCGACACGTCATGCAGGGATTCCTGGACCGCGTAGTCCTTCCCGCCGGCGATGAAGTCCCGAGCTCCGGCCTCGTCAATCGTGAAAACCGTCGCCCGTCCACCTGCCGCCACGTCCTGACCGGCCGCGTAACCAGAGAGCAGCGCGCCGTTGGCCGGGTTCAGGAACGTATGCTGACCAAGATTCCGGTGCTTCTGAGGATCCCATCCGTCGGGGACCAGCCAGAAGGGGAGCTTTTCAATCGCCCAGGCCACCTTCCAGAGAACCGTGCTCGAGTCCGTCTTGGAATC